TCGCCGTTGTCTGATTCTCTAGCCTCTCGCATAAGCCGTTTATATTCATTCCTCAATTCCTTTAATTCGATTACTGCTCTAGGCAACAAACCAAGTTCATCTGTTTTATAATATAACATTTTAGTTCTAGTAGTTTCACTGAAATCTCTAGGTGTTAGAATATTAACGCCTAACTCTGTTGGCTCATCTGATTTAGTTTCAAAGGATATATTTCGTGCTATCATCATACTAGGATAAAGACCAGCAAAATCAAAAGCGGCTACATTAAGATGTAGTCCATTAGTGTCTTCACTTAATGGGTCATAAATCATAGCACCTTCGTATTCTTCTCTTTTATCTACTCTTTTTCCTGTCTTGCATTTCCACCAAGCATTTCTCATAAAGTAAATAGAGCCCATATGACTAGCATAAAAACAAGCATCGAATGGTGCTTTTAGTAATCTTTGAAGAGATAGAATCGCTTCACTACAGAAATTAGTTTCATCAATTTCAACAATTAATTCTACATCTTTCAGTGCATATTCTAGATATGTCTGGGTATCTTCTAACCATCCCCGCCTATAAAATTCATTTGTGTCAGGGAACTTTTCTGAAACTAATTTCTTTTTGTTTAGAACTATTTCACCTATGTAATCTAAAGACATAGATGGTAATGTTCCTCTTTGAGAATCATTCCATTGGCGTTCAAAAGCAAGGTCTAGGTTGAGGGTTATGCGGCCTCCTATGGGCTGTTCTATCTGTCCGAATCCGTTCTCTGCATAAGCAAAAGTATAGCCGTCACGCCCGCTTTTTACCCCTTTAATAGACCCTATTGGCGACATTATGAGAGGATTTAATCCAAGAGCGCAAGCCCTATCTAATAACTTAGGAATATCTGCAAAGTTACCAAACCATGCAATCAACATATCAGGGTCTTTTACAATCATAGTAGACATAAAGTTTTCAAGCATATCTTTTTCATTATTAAAAATAAGTCTAACCCCTGTATCAAAAACAGTATCTAATGGCTTATCATTGGGGAACCACGCCCATTGATAGTATTTCTTATCGTAGTTATCATACATTACAATAGTAGTAATCTTATCATGATGTTCTCCACCCTGTTGCCATTCCATATCCCAATACCATTTACGCATATCATATTCTGGCATTTCATCTATTTCATCTATGCAATATCTAAAATGAAAGGGGACATCTGCTTCATAAGTTTTATTAAATTTACCTTTGGCTCCTTTAATATCATATGAGTTTTCAACAAATACTTTCTTCAGTGGCTGTCGCTCAAGATTAATCCAATCACCGACAACATAATCAAAGTCTCTAAGAATATACTTAGAGGCGTTATATGTAGAAGGCTCTTTATGATTTTCTGAAACAAAAAAGTAAGGCCTGAAATCAACCATTTCAAATTTCTTTTCACCGTTTTCCCTCCATGATTTATAAATTGTTTTTCCATCTTTCATTTTACTAATTATCATTATTATCCCCCATTTACATAAGGTGCTTTAATTAAAAGCCTATCTTCTGCCACTACTAATAGTGGAAATTCATCCTTAACATAAAAGTTAAGAAGTTGTTCTTTCTTAAAGAAAGAATATAGTGGGCCACTAAATTCAATTGTGGCCGGTTCTCCTAATACAAATACAGGAGTTACTACTTCATCGTATTTATTTTGAACATTCTGCCTAGTTGAAAACTTAGGCACTCCTTCATTAAAGTCTAATTTATAGACGCCGCTTTTAACTAATTCACAAGTTTTAATACATGAAGTAAACTGTTGGTTTGTTAAAGTAAATGCTCCTTCAAATTTAGATTTGCCAAAATTAAATAATGCTATTGGTTGTGGCTGATAAGAAACATGAGGAACCATTTTACTTAACCTGTCTATTGCATCCATATTGGGATGATTAATAACTACAGGAATAGATGCTCCTTTCTGTCCAGAAGTAATAGTAATAAAGTCACCTACTGACACTACTGCGTTTTCTCCAAATGCTTTCAAATAAGGTAGAATAGTATTGCCATCTGCAATAACCGTTCCATCAGTTTCGCCTTCTACTTCTAAATTAATATTAACTACAAAGGTAGGATTACCATTCCAGAGATTTAACGAATTGTTCGTTAATGTCATATATACATATGAACCTATATTAGTAGAAGTAAAGCCACTACTGCTTAGGGCTTTACCCTTTACTTGAAGACTTTCTAACGCTTCTTTTAGTTTGATACTATCTACTGTAAATTTCAAATTAAACCCTCACGTAATTCTTCTGCACCATTCCAAGTAACAGTAGCATTACCTACTTCAAGGGTCTCCCATGTTTTACCTACTAATGAGGTGTTAGTTTTACTACTCATTACAGTAGCCTTGTAAACAACATTACCCTTTTTCAATAATCTTTTAGTGTTAATAATTTGGTGTAGGTAATCTCCCCAATTATGCCAATTAGGTTTAGAACCAATTACTTCACCAGTTGCACCGTAGTCGGCCTTTGAGTGAGTAATATAGATTTGGTCACAATTAAGATTCTTACACATCATAAGCAAAGAATAGAAAGGTGCATTTCTCTTACCCCATTCAAACTTCATTTTCTGTGGCTTTCCAATCTTAGAAGAGCCAGTTACATGTAGTGTGCAACAATCTAACCACTTATCAATTCCATCAAATACAAACAAAACATCTTCGCCTTGTTCAATCTTAGACTTAACGAATAGAACAAAATCTTCAGAATTAGCCTCTGACTTTTGAATATCTAATTCGCCATTAGCGTTTCTAACTTCTGGATTCCATAGAGTAATTCTATCTGAGCAGTTATGGTTTTGTCTCCATGTAGGCTCACACCCATCATCCCAATCTAAAACATATATCTGTTTGTTAGGGAAGTCTAAAGCCAATCCGCTCTTAACTGTTTTAGGTTCTCCCCAAATACCGCATACTAGGCGGTTATTTCGCTTAAGGCGAATACTTGTTTGTTTTTCTAATTTGTCGGCAAAGGCAATAACTCTTGCGTTATTTACCATTTCCCCCGCTACTGCTGTCGTATTTTTATTATCTGTTAATCCCATTTTCATTCCTCCAATAGTTCTTCTTCTGATACTGTTATTCTTTTACCTTTAAGATTAGTCCAAACTGAAATAAGTTTTTTTAATTCTGTAATATTATTACAGACATATCTTGCTTCTTTACTACCAATGTGTAGTTTAGACCAATAGGTTGCTTCTCTTTGTTCGTTTTCTTTCCAAGTAATAAAATCAACTTGTGCTAAGTCAATAATATAACTATTACTTTTTACTAAATATCTATTTTCTTTTAAATCATCCATATTAATTACCCCCGAAGGGAATAGGCTTCGCACCTATTTGACCGTCATTATCGCCAACGGCTACACTATGGTTTGATTAGTTATTCAAAACCAGTCAAAGTCCTCTTCTACTGGCTGAGAAACTTCTACAGCAGAGCCATGTCTTGTAGTGCATAGAATACCTGCTACATTAATAGTGGTAGGTTCTACGCCTTCATCAGTAGTTCTTTGAGAAGTTCTACCAACAACAACAACTGTTGAACCAATACCGAAATCTAAAGTCAAATGACTAGGAATCCAACAAGTTGTCATTCCAGAATCATTTTCATAATCTAATTCAGCATTAAGGTCGGTAATGTTAATGATACGATTACCGTTCTTAGTAGGTGTCATATTCATATTACATACTGTTCCGTCTGTAACAACAAATCTTTCCTTAGAAGGAAGAGCCTGTCTTTGAATGTGGGCTCTATCCATTTCAACCAAAGGAACCAGATGACTGTCAAAGTTAGTCTTCAAACAATCTTCAAAATCAAAAGAAGACATATCTCTGTATAGTTCATTCTCAGGATTCATGTCACTATTAAGTGTAAGGCTAGTCTGAGTTATTTCAGTAGCGCCATAAATATCAGTTCCATTATCATTAGCAACACAAAGGAAATGCACCCATTCAAAAGAATTAGGTGCAAAATTAACTCCTCCTTGATTCTTGTAAGAGAAGTAATAAGGTTGCATTTCTCCAGTTCCTAAAGAACCGAAAAAGATACCTGTTCTTCGCATTTGTTCTGCTGGAAGAGGCTTACCGTAGTTATTGTTTTTACCACCATTCATGTAAGTAGCGGTAGAATCTAAAGGAATGTAGAAATGTCCCTCATCAGTTTCTTCAGCACCAGCAGGTAATGTTGATACTGTCTTCTCTTCATATTCGCCCTTATGATAACGGGAAACAATCCACTTCTGAGTGGTAGGGTTTTGTGCTGCTATAGCAACAATACCA